CAATATAAGAGAAGTTGACTTAACTATTGGGGGAATTACTGCATCAAATGAGCAGGTTGGCGCAATAGCAGGTCCATTTTCAAAAGGACCAGTCAATGTACCTATTTTAATTCAGAATGAGAACGATCTTCTCAATACATTTGGAAAACCACTTTCTACCGATTCTCAATACGAGTATTGGTTGAGTGCTTCTTCATACTTATCATATGGAGGAATTCTCAGAGTTCTTAGAACAGATGGAACTACATTAAATAATTCAAACGCTTCAACAGTTGGCAGTGGTTCAACTACTTTGAAAATTTCTTCATATGAAGATTATATTAATAGCTATTCAACAGCATCTTCTTGGTCCTATGCATCAAGAGATCCAGGAAGTTGGGCAAATAATTTAAAAGTATGTGTAATTGATGCTGCTGCAGATCAAAGAGTTGCAATTGGAACTTTTGGAATGTCAGTTGGGTATGGCATTACTGTTGGATTGAATACTTCATATGCTAATACAGATGGTACTGTTGGTTCATCTGTTGGTTATTTGAGAGGAATTATTACTAATGTTGGAAATCAATATGTTGATGTAAAAGTAACTGACAGATACGATAATGCTGCTGGAACCTCAAGTTTAGTTTCATATTCGCAAAATAGCATCAATTCTTTCCAATCTGGTGTTGGTGTAGCTTATATCAAAACATCTTCTGGAGTTTCAACTTCAATTGAAGTAAATAGATTCTATGGATCTATTGGTTCTGGTTCTACAATTATCCTACCACCTTCAATTTCAGTATCACTTCCTACTGTTGCTATTGGCAATTTAGTTCAAACAATATCTAATGGTATTGTAAATGAATCTACTATCGTAGGATTAAGTACAACTCTTGTGAATGGATCACTACAGACAACTATTGTAACCAATACTGCTTCTGTTGGTGTAGGGACAAATGTTGAGTTTGTAGTAAAATCTCCAGCAGCATCTGGAATTAATTTTACGACTGGTCCATCAACTCCAACTGTTGTTTCCGATTGGTATAATCTTCAAACTCTTGGACTTACAAATTCAACAGTTTATTGGAAGACAATTGCAGAAAGACCTTCCACTTCACAATATGTAAATGATAGAAGCGGAAAAAATGATGAGATTCACATTGTAGTTGTAGATGATAGTGGTTCTGTTACCGGAGTTGCTGGTAATATTGTAGAGAAATTTACATATTTGACAAAAGCATTTGATGGTAAAATTTCACCTACACAATCTGTATATTATAAAGATTTTATTTCTGCAAATTCAGAGTATATTTTTGCGGGTGCTGCACCAACTGGTTCTGCTACTGGATTCACAAGCACTACTGGATATACAAATACTAATGTTGGTAACTGGGCACAAAATGCTCAAGGCACAACTTTCTCTGGCGTAGGAAATATTACTTATAATTTGACTGGTGGTGTTGATTATTCTTCTTCTGGGGGAATGGGCGCTACTCTTGCTGATATTATTACTTCTTATAATGTTTTGTCCAATCCAGCAGAATATCAAGTCAATTTCTTAATTAATGGTCCTTCTGGTGGAGCATCAATTTACGAATCCCAAGCAAAAGCAAATGCTTTGATTGGGATTGCCGAAGCAAGAAAGGATTGTGTTGCTGTTATTTCTCCACATAAATCCGGAGTTGTAAATATTACAAATTCTGATACTCAAACTACTAACGTTATTAATTTCTTTGATCCAATCACATCCAGTTCTTATGCTGTATTTGATAGTGGTTATAAGTATATATTTGATAGATTCAACAATACCTTCAGATACATTCCCTGTAGTGCCGACATTGCCGGTCTGATGGCTAGAACATCTATTAACCAATACTCCTGGTTCTCTCCTGCTGGTGCCTCTAGAGGGGCAATTAATGGTGCCGTAAAGCTTGCTTACAATCCATCAAAAGCACAAAGAGATCTGTTATATCCAAAGAGAATCAATCCAATTATATTCTCTCCTGGTGCTGGCATTATTCTTTACGGAGATAAGACTGCACTTTCATATGTCTCCGCTTTTGATAGAATTAACGTTCGTCGTTTATTCCTCACAATTGAATCTACAATTGAAAGAGCAGCAAGAGCGCAGTTATTTGAATTCAATGACATAATTACAAGATCAAATTTTGTAAATATTGTTGAACCATATCTTCGTGATGTAAAATCAAAGAGAGGTATTATTGACTTCTTGGTTGTTTGTGATGAAACAAATAACACTCCCGACGTGATTGATGGAAATCAGTTTAGAGCTGATATCTTTGTTAAACCTGCAAGATCAATTAACTTCATCGGACTTACCTTTGTTGCTACACGCACAGGTGTAAGTTTTGAAGAAGTTGTTGGAAACGTTTAATTCAATAGAGGAAACCCACAATGGCTAACTTAAACATTCCAAATACAAAAGACAGAACCCTTGATCAATTCAAGGGAAGAATGCTCGGGGGTGGAGCGAGACCTAATTTATTTGAATGTGAATTGTTTTTTCCTTCCGATTCAATTCCAGTAGGAACTACCGAAGATGCGCTTTCGGATAAAACTAGATTTTTAGTCAAAGCTGCAAATCTTCCTGCTTCTACTCTTGGAGTTATTGATGTTCCATTTAGAGGAAGAAACCTCAAAATTGCTGGAGATAGAACATTTGACCCTTGGACCATTACCGTAATTAATGATTCCGATTTCATAATTAGAACTGCTTTTGAAAGATGGATGAATCTTATCAACAAGCACGAGGATAATGCTGGAAAAAATAATCCAGTAGATTATCAGAAAGAAGTTTATGTGAAACAATTTGGAAGAGCTTTGACTAATGGTTCAACTCCAACAAGTGCAACTCAAATTCCAGTATTGAAGCAATATAAATTCTACGGAGTTTTCCCAACTTCAGTAAGTGATATTGCTCTTTCGTATGATTCTTCAGATACAATTGAAGAATTCACTGTAGATCTTCAAGTTCAATGGTGGGATGCTCTTGATCCTTCTGGCGCAACTCAACTTGGAACTGGAGCATAAATAGTAGAAACTGATTTAATTATTGATGGCTAAATTATTTGGATTTAAAATACAAGATACTACTGGAGCAGATAAGTCCAAAAGCATTATCTCTCCAGTACCTCCTAATGAGGAAGATAAGTCAGATTTTTATCTTCAAAGTGGATTTTATGGCCAGTATGTAGATATTGAAGGTGTTTATAAAAGTGAGCAAGATTTAGTAAGAAGATATCGTGAGATGGCACTTCACCCAGAATGTGATAGTGCCATTGAAGATGTAGTAAATGAAGCAATCGTATCAGATTTGAATGATTCTCCCGTAGAGATTGAACTTTCAAATCTTCCAGCTTCAGATAAACTAAAACAAATTATTAGAGACGAATTCAAAACAATTAAAGATATTTTAGATTTTGATAGAAAATCACACGAAATATTCAGAAATTGGTATATTGATGGAAGAATCTTTTATCATAAAGTAATTGATTTTAAAAAACCAGAAGAAGGAATCAAAGAAATAAGATATATTGATCCTCTTAAAATTAGATTTATTCGTAGAGCAGAACAATCTGGACCAAATGCAAATTTCCCAACTCCTATGGGGACAAGTAAGGATCCAATTGATATCTACCAAGCACCAAAAATAGAAGAATATTATCTATATGATCCAAATTCTTCTATGGGTACTGGAGGAACTACATCATTCAGGAATGAATCAAAAAGTGTAAAAATCACAAAAGATGCGATTACATTTATCACTTCTGGACTCGTAGATCGCAACAAACAAACAGTTCTTTCGTATCTCCATAAAGCAATTAAAGCACTCAATCAATTAAGAATGATTGAAGATAGTCTTGTAATTTATAGACTATCTCGTGCTCCAGAACGTAGAATTTTCTATATTGATGTTGGTAATCTACCAAAAATTAAAGCTGAGCAATATCTTCGTGATGTGATGAATCGTTATAGAAACAAACTTGTCTATAACGCAGATACAGGAGAAATTCGTGATGATCGTAAGTATATGGCGATGCTTGAAGATTTTTGGTTGCCACGTAGAGAAGGTGGTCGTGGAACAGAAATCACTACACTCCCTGGTGGACAAAATCTTGGAGAACTTGCTGATATTGAATATTTCCAAAAGAAACTTTACAAATCTCTAAATGTCCCATCAAGTAGAATTGATGTTGGTGGTGGTGGTTTTAATCTCGGAAGATCTTCTGAAATTTTAAGAGATGAACTTAAATTTACAAAGTTTGTAGGAAGACTGAGAAAGAGATTTTCTCAAATGTTTAATGATTTTCTAAAAACACAACTGATTTTAAAAAATATTATTACTCCGGAAGATTGGGAATCATTATCAGAACATATTCAATATGATTTTATTTACGATAATCATTTTTCCGACTTAAAAAATAATGAACTTTTAAATGACCAATTGGGAGTTGTTGCCGCTATGCAACCATATATTGGTACTTATTTCTCAACACAATATGTGAGACAGAAAGTTCTCAAACATTCCGATACTCTTATGGGAGAAATTGATAATCAAATCAAAAAAGAAATTGAAAAAGGAATTATACCAGATCCAGCAACTATTGATCCATCCACTGGTATGCCTTTCCAAGATAATTCTGCAGGAATGCAACCCCAAAATAATGCTGGAGGAATGGATTTGGGGCAACCAATGATGGAACCAGACTTAACAAAACAAGCAAAATCCACTGAAATCAAGATGCCTAAAGGTGGAGAGATATAAATAGTTTTTAGTTATTAATATATTATAACAGTATGGACGATTTAATAGATATGATTGCTGCTGGTGATTCTCAATCACAAGTATCTGATCGGATTAAAGATCTTCTTTTTTCTAAAAGTGCAGAAAGAATAGATGCAGTAAGACCATATGCTGCTGCTAGTCTTTTTGGTGAAGAAGATTCAGAATCTTATGAAGATGATGAGTCCGATGAAGACGATGAAGATGAATATGAAGAAGAGGAAGACTGATGAGTTTTAGAATTGTACAAACAGTCAGTGCAGTAAATGCTGCCGCTGCAACTACCGCAACATCTAATCCCATTGCTCTCCAATCTGGATATATTCGTGTTTCCTGTGGAACAACTGCTGCTTACATTCAAATTTCTGAAAACCCAGTGGCAACCGCAAATGATTTTATGATTGTTCCAAATAGTTCAGAAATTTTAAAGCAAAGAGTTGCTAGACAAAGAATTTCTGGTATTACTACAGGAGCAACAACCGTTATAGATTTTGGCGAAAATAATGGAAATCCATTTATTGTTGGTGATTATGTAACAATTCAAAATGCACATCCTGCAGGAATTAATACAGTTCATTCACAAGTGACCGTATCAACTCCATCAAATATTACTTTAAATTATAATAGTTCTTCAGTTGTTGGAGTTGCATTAACAAATGCTTCCATTTCTAGAAGTGTGAAGGTTTCTGTATTTGCTCCAGTGGCAGCATCTGTAAGTATTGCAGAAGTTCAAACCGCATCACTAAACTAAAATGAAACTAATCACAGAAGAAGTCCAAAAAGTAGAATTTATTGTTGAGGGGACTGGATCCTCCAAAAGAATGTTCATTGAAGGTATATACCTTCAAGGAAATATGAGGAATCGTAATGGAAGAGAATATCCACTCGAAATTCTTGACCGCGAAGTACGTCGTTACAACGAGTCTTTTATTCAAAAAGGTCGTGCTCTTGGTGAACTTGGACATCCAGATGGACCAACAATCAATTTAGATCGTGTTTCTCATAAAATTACTTCACTTATTCGTGAAGGAAATAACTTTAAGGGAAGGTCACAACTACTTTCTACTCCTATGGGCAAAATTGCACAATCACTTATTGGTGAAGGTGTGACTCTTGGGGTTTCTTCTCGTGGTGTTGGTTCATTAATTCAAACGAATGAAGGACATAAAGTTGTTGGTGAAGATTTTATGTTAGCAACTGCTGCGGATATTGTTGCCGATCCATCTGCTCCTGATGCTTTTGTTCAGGGAATTATGGAAGGGAAAGAATGGGTATGGGATGGTGGAATTTTGAGAGAGCAATTTGCGGAAAAGACATATAAAACAATAAATACATTAGTTGACAAAAAAATGCTCAATGAGCATAAAGTAAAATTATTTGATAATTTTCTTTCAAATCTTTAAATTATAAATAAATATAGATTTAACAAAGGTAAATCGGAGAGTTCAAATGTCCCGTGGTAAAAACTTACAAGAAATGGAAACAGGCACTACACAATCTCGTACTGCTGTAAATGCCAATGCAAAGGCAGCAGAACCAATGCAAAAGTTGAGCACAGGCATTCCTGATGGTCAAACTGGTAGTTGGGAAGATCTTGGTGGACCAACACCAGAGAATTACAGATCAGATGATGATTCTGCTAAACTTAAAACTCCTGGTGCAACCCTTAAGCAAGTTAAGGATGTTGTAAATAAAGGAGCAAAGGCAGCAGAAGCAATGAAAACTGGTGCGGTAAAAGAAGATTCTGAATATGATGATGAAGATGAAGAACTCCTAGAAGCTGCCGAAGAAGAAGAAGATACCGAAGATGAAGACGAAAAGGCAGAAAAGAAAAAATCTTCTAAAAAATCTGAAAAAGATGATGAAGAAGATGAAGATGACGAAGAAGATGGCAAGAAAAAAATGGATGAATCCATTAGCATCGAAGAAGATGTTGATGCTCTTCTTGCCGGTGAAGAACTATCTGAAGAATTTAGAGATAAAGCAAAGTTAATTTTTGAAGCAGCAATCAATTCAAAGATTTCTGAAATATATGAATCTTTAGAATCACATTATGAAAATCAACTTGTTGAGCAAGTTGAAGAAATCAAATCAGAATTGGCTGAAAGAGTTGATTCTTATCTTGAGTATGTAGCCGATGAGTGGCTACAGGAAAATGCCCTTGTTGTAGAGCAAGGACTTAAAACTGAAATGACCGAATCATTCCTTCAAGGAATGAAGGGTCTTTTTGAAGAACATTATGTAACAATCCCTGAAGATAAATATGATGTAATCGAGAGTATGGTAGATAAACTTGATGAAATGGAGACCAAACTCAATGAGCAAATCGAAAGAAATATTGCTCTAAACCAAAGACTAGCAGAATCGGTTGCCGATGTAATTTTAAGTGATGTTTCTGAAGGTCTTGCGACCTCCCAGAAAGATAAACTCGCTTCCCTATCTGAAAGTGTTGAGTTTGAAAGTGAGGCAGACTATCGTGAGAAGCTAGCAACATTGAGGGAAGCATACTTTCCAAGAAATGCTGGCGCTCAAAGAGGGTATTCGGAAGTAATTTCTGAAGAAGCTGATTATACTCAACCAGTTTCTGGTGCGATGGAATCTTATCTTCAGACACTTTCCAGAGTTTCTAAAAAGTGATTTTTAAATCATAAATCAAACTAACAATTTCCAAAAGAGGTAAAACAAATGCAAATGTTCAATGCAGAACAATTGCAGGAGAAGTGGGCACCACTCCTTAATTATGAGGGTCTTGATAAAATCAAGGACTCACATCGTAGAATGGTAACCGCAGTCCTGCT